TTTACATGGCTATTCTATCACGTCTATTCAGCAATGTCAATACTGTGCAGATATGACAGCAAGGTAAGCACTAACATCGACAATCCCCAGCATGGCAGCAGGCAGATGCACCCAGGGCAGGGGGGGGGCAGGAAAAAAGACCATCCCCCGTTCTGCCAGTACGTATATATATACCCGTACCCGATATTTTAACTCTCAAAGGAGTGTTTCCAAATGGTTACCAATAGAACAAAATTCCAATATGATGTGCTCAAATCCAAAATAGCGGAATACCTTGAGACTTCAACCGGTTTAAATACTCCCTCACATGCAGCTGCTTATATCGGGGTAACACTCAAGACGCTCTATAACTACCGTACAGATGATAGCCATTACAACAACAACACATTCGGGTCAACAGAGGCTGACTTTAGTTATAAAGCTCTTGTAGAAAACCTCTACACTGTTCTTGAAAATAGAATACTTGACTGGATGGCTTTTGACCCTCAGAAGAGAACTGCTGCAGCGGCTTTAATACTTAACAAACACTTTGGGTATAGGGTTGACACCAATAACAATGTGAATGTTTCAGGGACGATCAAGATTGAACTGCCGCCCGAGTTAAAGAAGTTGGCGAGATGAGACAGAAAGTAACAAAGAATACACTTTGGCTCGACTGCAAACCATCTGCGCGCCAAACTCTGTTCTTTGAGGCAAGGAGTAGATACATAGCATACGGCGGGGCCCGGGGCGGAGGCAAGTCGTGGGCGTTACGAATGAAAGTTATTCTTCTATCAGTAGAATATCCAGGGATAAGAATATTGCTGATACGCCGAACAATACAGGAGCTTAGAGAAAACCATATAAACCCGTTGCGGGGGATCCTCAACGGTGTCGCTACTTACAACGACGATGAAAAGGCTTTTCTCTTTCCAAACGGAAGCCGTTTAAAACTTGGATATTGTGACGCAGAAGCAGACGTTCTCCAGTATCAGGGGCAGGAATACGACATCATATGTATGGATGAGGGGACACAGTTTACCGAGTTTCAATTTACATGTTTGAGAGCTTGCTTAAGGGGCGGAATGCCACTTCACCCCAAAAGATTTTATATAACCTGTAACCCTGGGGGGGTTGGGCATGCATGGGTCAAGAGATTATTCATAGACCAGCAGTACAGGGGCAAAGAGAAGAAAAGAGATTTCACTTTTATCCCCGCAAAAGTATTCGATAATGACTGGCTGATGAAGAATGACCCCGATTACTTAGAATCGCTTGAAACTATCCAGGATGAAAATTTACGCAGGGCATGGCTTAATGGAGAATGGGACACGTTCTCAGGGCAATACTTCACCGAATTTGACAAGAATATTCACGTGTGTAAACCTATTCCCATTCCGAGCGGGTGGAACAAATATAACGTAATAGATTACGGTCTTGATGCTCTCGCCGGTCTTTGGATTGCTATTTCTCCCGACAACGTGGCCTATGTCTATCGGGAAGTTTTCAGTGGGAAAGACGCAAGGGACAACAACGGGTTGATAGTGAGTGAGGCAGCAAATAAAATCAAGTCACTCGAAACCGATGAAATAACCATGAGGATAGCCCCGCCCGATCTATGGTCACGCAAATCAGACTCAGGGGTAAACTCCATAGAGATTTTTGCAAACCATGGCCTTTATTACATGAAAGCAAGCAATGACAGAGTGTCGGGATGGCTCGCCCTAAAAGAGTGGCTCAAAGTGTTTGACAAAGGCGGTAAGGCCACGTCGAGGTTGCAGATATTTGAAAATTGCGTAAATCTCATTCGGTGTTTACCGCTTATGCAGTACAGCACAAAGGATGGCAACGACACGGCAGCAGAGCCGCATGATGTTACGCATTTACCGGATGCCCTTAGATACTGGGCAATTTCAAGGCCGTGCGCGACAGACGTTGAGCCACAGGAACAGCCGGATGCATTTTCAATGTTCACGCCCAAAGAACCCACTGATAGTTTTTTTGGTGGCGAAGTAACGGAAGAATATCTAACAGGAGGATGGTAAATTGAACATACCCGATAAAGTAAAAATAGGCTGGCGCGAATATGTAATATCGCAAGGCGAACATAGATCCGGCAGCAAAGGTGGGGATCTGTATGGAGAGATCGAATATGAGGAACAAACAATATATCTTTATGATAAACAAGGTGAGGAAAATAAAAGTGCAACACTGCTGCACGAAATAATTCACGGAATATTCTATATCTCAGGCCATGATAAATGGCGAGAAAACGAAGAACTTATAAACACAATAGCAGAAAACTTGTATCAAGTCATCAAGGACAACCCCGACATATTCAAATAATAGGTGGTGGGCTAAATGTTTTCACCCTGCCAAATATGCGAACCCGATAAGCCCTTATGTATATGTCAAGAGTTATGCCCTGTAAAATTGAGGCATTGCGAAAACACAGAATGTTTTAACAACCTGAAAAACCGATGTTATCTCATGGCAATGGTCCCTATAAAATGCAAGTGGTATAAGTAAATATTCATGGAGGAAATATGAATTTAAAATCAAGGATTGAAGCGTTCTCTATTCGGCTTTCATACAAAACTCGTAAAAACTGGATAACGATATTTAAGCATCCGATTTTTTATGTAAAGGTAGCCGTTGCTTATCACTTTAAGGACTGGATTGACAGTCCAACTGTTCGACGAATAATAAAAATACAAATCGCAGAAAAGAAAAGGATAAGGGAAATTTATTATGTTTGATATTCTAATTATCTTAATAGCAATAGCCTGCGGAATGATAACCTGCGTATTCGGAATGTGGTGTTTTATCAAGGGGCAGCGCAACGCCTATCAACTCTACCGCAACGAACTGCCCGAGCAACTAAGCAACCCTGTGAGGGCAGTCGTAGAGGGTGTACAGGCCATGCAGGAGGACGCGGAAAGTAAGAAGTCCTCCGATAAGATGCAAGAAAACTTAGAACAATTTGCGGCATATAACGCAGAATTACCAAGCGATAAAGAGGTGTGACAATGAATATCCCGAGTATAGAGGATTTATGGAGCCGGTATCAAGTGGGGATAGACTATAAAAACGCCATTAACCTTTATGAAACCGTCAGGAGAAACGAGCGGTTTAATGCGGGTGATCAGTGGCACGGTTGTCCATCGGTTAACCTTCCTAAGCCTGTTATTAATTTTATTGAAAGGGCCACGGGTCAGAAAATTGCTTCTGTCCTCACAAACAAAATTGCGATCTTGTTTTCAGCTCCGAATTGGCCTGGAAAAGTTGTTACATCTGAGCTTGTCACTCAAAATAAGGCGAACATATTGGCGCTTTCCAACCCTAAAAAACCCGACGACTGGAAAAATCCATTCTTAATGAACGAGCCGGAGGCCCAGAAGTTAAGCAGCATGTTTGAAATGGACTGGGGACGCCTTAATATGGACTATATAAGTCAAGAGGGGTTGCTTGATGCTTGTATATCGGGTGATTTTATCCTCTTTTCGTATTGGGATGACGAGGCGGAAACAGGCCAGACCGCAAAAGGGCATGTTGGTGTCGAAACCATAGACAACGTGAACTACTATCCGGGCAATACAAATGAGCGTGACCCACAGAAACAGCCCTACATAATACTTGCCCGCCGTGAAATGCTGTCGGACGTCAGGGCAGAGGCAAAAAAGAATAAAGTAAAACAAGACGACATTGACATCATCACTAAAGATAGCGATTATCAATATCAAAGTGGTGACATGTCGCAAACCGAATTACAAGATAACGCTGACGGTAAGGTCATAACACTGCTCTATCTTTACAGGGATAACGGAAAAGTATGGGCGCAAAAGCAATGCAAGAATGTAATCATACGCAAGGCATGGGACACGCTTTTAAAAAGATACCCGATAAGTATGATGAATTGGAAAATACGTAAGAATTCATGCCACGGCAGAGCTGAAATTACAGGACTTATCCCCAATCAGGTGGCTATTAATAAAGCGGTTGCATATACCATTTTGAATGTGCTTTTAAATAGTAGTCCAAAGATCATTTTTAGTCATTCTTCAGGTTTGACAAAGTGGGACAACTCCTTTACAAAACCAATTGCAGTAAATGGAGATGTAAACGCAGCTGCCAAATATATGATCCCTGCATCAATGGCGGCGGATGCGTATAATCTTCCTGCTACACTTTTGAAAAACACCCTTGAAATGATGGGGTACAGTGACGCGAGCCTTGGAAATATAAATCCCACCAACGCAAATGCCATGCTGGCCGCAATCGCACAGTCAAAGATACCGATTCAGACAATTCAAAACCGATATTATAATTTTGCCCGTGAATTCGCCTTAAACTGGCTTGACATGACGCTTGCATACATAAAAGAATCACGTTGGAGAGAGGTAATAGATGCCGATGGCAACAAATATCCTGTTGATTTTGACCCCTCTAAGGTAAAAGATAAGGTTTGGAGCGTTAAAATCGACATCGGAGCTGCAAAGGAATGGACGCAGGACGCAGCGCTTCAGATGTTCGGCAGTCTTTCGCAGGCAGGACACTTCGACACGGTTCAATACCTGAACATGCTACCTAACGAGGCGTTTAACGGCAGAAAACAAGAGATTATTTCAAGTATTCAGCAATCTCAACAGATGCAACAACTGCAGGCTAAACAGCAGCCACAAATACCACAGATGGGAGGTGGACAATAATGGCACAATCAGTAGCACAAAAGGCAGCATTTCAAAAGATGCTGGCAGCAAAAAAGACTTCTCCTAAAACATTTAAAGGTAAGCCAATGACACTCGGCGGCGGAGGGAAATTTGCAAAAGGCGTTTCGGGCATGACCGCAAAAGGAATGCCGGCACCCGAGGCAGCCGCGATTATGGCAAATGCAGGCGCTAAAAAATACGGGCAGGCCAAAATGACAGTACTTGCCGCAAAAGGCAAAGCAAAAGCTGCGAAGAAAGGCGGTAAGTGAGTGCAGAAAATAAAATGCGTTCATTGCGGAAAACTCTTGTGTGAAGCAAATGGGGAAGTCATGAAAATATGCCCCAAATGTAAAGAAGTCACTCATGTTTTGGCAACGAGTTCTGGAATTATCAACTTGGAACCGCATAAAAAGTAAATATCAAATAGCGCTCTACACGAGCCATTGAAACCTTAACCGGTTTTAGTGGCTCTTTTTTTAAAATTCGCTTGGGATAGCGTCAAAAAACCCAATTTGAAAGGATTTTTATGGAAAGCGAAAATTTGGACGTAACAGAGGAAGTCGTTCAGCCTCAAACCGATGGCGTAGAAACTCCTGTAGTCGCCGAACAGGAAAAATCCCCTGCACAGTCTGCCGAGGAAAACACAAGGCAAGCCGATATAAGACGCACAAATGAGCGCGATAAGGCCGTCGCTGAAATGGCCGACATTTACGGCATACCTGGCGTTAGGAGTTACAACGACGTAAAGCAAGCGAAACTGTCAAGGTTATTAGGCGGTACAGTGCCTACCCTCACGCCGGTCGCCCCTCAGGTAGACTTAACACCCGATGAAAAAGCTATTGCGCAGAAAGTCTATGACGACACCTACAGGGCAATTTCCGAAGAGGGAAACAGTGACGCAGTTTCAACACGCCTTGCCAGTATAGAGGCCGACAAAAGGGCTGGGGAGATCCTTACGTCAAAACGTGAGCAACTTTCACAAACTCAGCAAAAACAGCAGGGGCAGTTCGATCAGTTAATCCGCGACAACCCCGAGTATTACAAGGACGGTAAAATCTCAATACCGGATGAAGTCCACGACGCACTTGTTAATATCATGGCAGCTAATGAGGGTATGAGCGTCACCGCAGCTCACAAGATTTATGCGTCCGACAAGGCAATCAAAGACAACAGAAAAGAAATGGACGAATTGAAAGCCACAGTGGCCGTGCTTACCGGCAACAAGACGAATTCAGATGCGACCACAGGAAGCGTCGCGTCGGGTTCTTCTGCGGCAGACAAAGACTTCTATACAGTAGATGAAGTCAAGGCAATGTCTACAAGTGAGCAGTTAAAACACAAAAAAGCAATCGAAACCTCCATGAAGAAATGGAAATATTAAAACAAGGGAGATATGAATTATGTCTTATAACAATTTTATTCCAACCATATGGAGCGACAAAATCCAAACCGACCGAGACAGGAACTGCGTTGCGATAAGCCTTTGCAACCGTGACTTTGAGGGCGCAATCGCAAATGTCGGCGATACCGTCAAGATTAACGGTGTGCTGCGCCCGACAGTGGCCCAGTACATAAAGGGTTCAACCGTGATTTCGCCTGAAAACCTCGGGGATCAGTCTACGAATATGACCATTGATAAGTCTGACTACTTTGCTTTTCTTATTGACAATATTGATAAGCAGCAGGCGCAGGGCAATATCATGTCAGCTCAGATGCAGCAGGCCGCTCAGGCTCTTGCGGAATCTGCGGACAGTTACATTTACGGGAAGTACGCCGATGCAGGCTCAACGATCGACTGCACGGGCATCACCTCTGCAAATGTCCTGTCGAAGATTATGGCAGCTTTCGGATATTTGTGGGACAACAACGTCCCATCAAATGCCTCGATTTCGATTGAAGCATCTTCTGGCCTTATGCAGAAAATTTTGCTCGCAAAGCTCGTACATGGTATGCCGAATGACACCATCTTGCAGAACGGGTTGCAGGGTTCTATCGCCGGTCTGCTCGGTTCGAAAGTGTTCCTGACCAACGGAATCTATAACGATGGCACGTTCGACTACTGCTTTGTACGCACGACCTCAGCGATAGGGTTTGCAGATCAGATCGCCGAGACAAAAGCGTATAACCCTGAGTCCTCGTTCTCTGATGCCGTCAAAGGTCTACATCTGTACGGCGGTAAAGTTCTCAGGCCGAAAGAGTTTGCAGTTCTCAAATGCTCTTACACGGCTGAAACCACAATATAAAAGGAGGATATGAATTATGGCTGACTTAGTTAAAACCGTAGCAGTAAGAGACAGCGGCGTTGTTCATTCGATGGCGGCCGCCGCCTCTACTCAAACCATTCCTTACGCTAAAGACGAAAAAACCGCCATTCTTGTCACGAACGCCAGCGGTGCAAGCATTACGGCCACTATCAACAAAGGTACTGGCATCCGTAGCCCGCTCGGTAATCTGGTGGTTACCGTTGCGGCCGGTGTGACGGAAATCATAGGCCCTCTGGATTCTATGAGGTTCGGCGCAGGCGGCAAGTACACGTTGGCAATTTCTTTGATCACCAGCATCACAGTCGGCGTTATCCAGTTGCCCTAAATTTAAAAGGGTCGGTTAAACTCCGGCCCTCCCTTAAGGGGGAAATTATGAAAATCCAAACGAATTTATATAATACGCTTTTGAAACACGATTACGATGACACAACGCATTACTTTGGAACGACCGATGAATACGGGATTATCGAAGTAAAAGACAATGATAGGTTTTTAAAGTACCTGTTGCTCCACTGGCCGCCCGCAGGCGAACTTAAACCCACAGAGGGCGGTATTACTCCAATAGAAGAAAAACCCCTCACGCTGCCACCTAAGGAGGCTAAAAAGAATGGTAACAGTAAACTCAATAGCTCTGGCATCATTAAGCCAGCTTGGACACGTAAACCCAAAGGGAATAGTCGAGGAAAACCGAGAAAGCAAATACATTAATCTCGCGCCTGCGTTCTGTAACATGTTGCAACTCGAATTACTGACATGCGAAAGTTATGATTTTGTCGCTAATGGCATCCCTGCCCCTTTGACTGCTCTTACTGACGAATTGACCATAACCGATATGACCGCTCAAAGTGTTTTACCTTTAGGCTTAGCGCGTGAGTTTGCCCGAATAGATGGCGACACTCAATACAACATTTTTGCAGTGTCTTATGAAAACGCAAAGAACGCCATGTCTTTTGACGCGCCTGAAATTGAGGATGTTTACGGTGCGCTGACTGACCCTGATTTAATGAGGTGACTTGATGAAAATTCCTCAAATGCCTGCTCTCCAAGACCAAAGTAAAGTTTATAGCCCCACAAGTGGCGTAAACCTTTCCAAACTGCCGAATGAAATAGACGACGGTCAGAATGCCCTTATGTTAAATATGTGGTACAGGGACACCATGCTCAGAATACGCCCGGGACTTGTGAAGGAGATCGAGCAGACCTACGGGAGGATTATAGACGTGTACCCGAAAGACGGGTCAATAGTATTATTGAAAAGGATTACTAAAAACGACATAGTTACTGTAGAAATGTATGGAATTTATATAATGACAGCATATGCCGTTTTGGCGTTTGATGGTACTGCGATAGACAGGATTCCATCAGGGGCTACTATGGCTGGTCTTGGCGGTGCTATTACATATACTTACGATGATTTAATATTTGACTTTAGTAACAGCAAAATTATATCGGCAAGTTCCAATGACGATACTTTGTTAGACAGCAATTTGTTAAATTGGAAAATATCAGGAACGACATTCTATATTTTAAATCAGACAAATAACAGCGAATTTTGGCCTTATTGTCTTTATGAAGTATCTCCGCAAATATTGATATGGCCTATACCTTTAGGGTCTCAATATGCTATTACCAATTATTTTATAACTTCTAAGTCTTCTCATATTCCTACGATA